TTGGAGAAGGTACTTTTTACCTTCTTCAGTGTTTGTAATATTTATCCAGTCATCAAAAAATGAACCCAATTGTTCATCGTTTGCAAATTGTTTTATTTGTGTTCCTTTTTTTAATATTTTCATATTTTATAATTTAATGTTATTATCAATCCAGCCATTTAATTTGATTTGGAATGTCCCCGTTGTCGAGGTATCCAAACCAGTTGATGCGTCTGTTGATTTATATTGAAATTGCCCGCTTGAATTCAAACCAATTAAAACATCTGGTATAACGCTAAAGAAAACTATTGTTGAGGTTGGTTTTGATACAATAACTTGTTTCTGTTGATTTGAAATTAAATCTTTAAAAATAATTGCCCGACCATTAGTTTCACCAGTGGGCACATCTAAATATAAATTAACGATTGCTTCAATTTCGCTTTTTAGTGGAACATTTGTTGAAGTTAGGTTGGTGTAAGTTGAAGCTACTGTTCCACTAAATTCAGTAATTTGCGAAGTTAGGAGAAATTTGTTTCTTGTTTGTTTGAATGCAAGAATATTACCAGAACTATCTGTTTTAACCATTCCTCGATAAGCGCCTTTATAACCGCTTGGAATATTTGCACCAGTAGGGCTTATGTCAAAGCCTGCATCATTTATAGTGCCATTTGTTATAACAAATAAATAATATTTTGTTGAATTGGCTTTTGTCCCAGAAAATAATCCGCCTTGATTTGTCCCTGCAACCCAAGAAGCATCAAGTCTTTTAACAATAATTGATGATAATAAAACTTGACCAGAACCATCATCAAGAGGAGCATTTCCCGCACTAAAATCAATGTCATTATTTGCATCGAGTGTATTGTTAGCAATAGTGATTGGGTTGTTTAGATAAGAAATGCCTTGTGTGGTGGTGGTTGCTTTACTAACTCCTTTATCTAAAATCCAATTAGTTCCATTATAATAAAATTGAACCATAGTATTGGCAGGAATATCTCCAGCTACTAAATTAGTTCCATCTTGATTTTTTGCTAAAATATTACCAAAACCATAAGCATTAATATTAGTAGAACCTGAATTAGCATTGGCAGTAGTAAATTTAATTGATAAACCATTTCTAAGAGATGGTGGAGCTTGCAATGGTGAAACTGGATTTAAAACATAGTTATTTGTAGTTCCTGAATCAACACAAAATAAATAGGCTTGGGAAGCGAGAATTACTGCTCCTTTAACTAATTGTGAAGTATCTGCATCAGGCGTTTGACCAGTTCCGATGCAAAGTTTTTGATATTCTTCATTTACCATATTTAACCAACCATCATCTACTGGTTTTGTTGCATCATTATTTTTAAATACTGTTTGTTTATTTGCCATATTATAAAAAATTAATTTTTGTATTACTTGGTTTTATTGCTAATAATAACTCTCTTACTTCATTTGAATAACCAGTTTGAATAAAAGGTGGAGTATAAGGTGGAGCATCATTAGATATAGTTTGATTCATTCTCACATTATAAACAAATCTAACCTCCGGAAATGAACCTGGAATAAAAGGTGGAACATAAGGAGGTGCTATTAAAGTTTGTGCATTTTCAATAGTAATATCAATATTTAATAAAATTATTAAATTTCTTATATCTTCTAAACTTAAAACACCTAAACTTCTTAATTTAACTAAGACTTGTTTTTTTCTTTGTTCAAAAAATAGTGAATTAGTATTTGGAAATATTTTATCAGGTATTCCAACACTTGCTTCCCATAATTCTAAATAACTTAAATCATCACAAGTTAAAATTGATAAATTATTCCAATGTGAACAAAATAAATCATCAATTACTTTAAATGAACTTGATAAACCAAGAAATAATTTATATAAATTACTTTCTTGATAATTTTTTGCTGTAAATACTCTATCATTAGGCAAATATTGAACTAGTGTTTTAGTATGCTCTTCTTTTGTTTTAGGTAAATAATTTTGCATTAAAAAGTTATAGTTCCAAGGGTTGATAATTTATTAAAAGTATTCACAATGTCTGCTGATGGTGAGCTTAAAGTATATTTAGGCTTTGCACCAGTTGAGTCAAAAGAATTAGCTATAACAGCTCGAATATTGTCAATTTTGTCAATCTCGCCAATATTATTTTGTGTTCTAAAATAATTTTTTAATGAATCAGTAATAGCATCTTTCATTAGTTGAGTATTCGGCTCTAAAGAGGTAAATGTAAAGTTAATCGGATTAGGTGTTGGTGATAAAACTATTAAATCTTCTTCAATCATATTACTAGGTTTAATTTTTAATAGTTCATTTTTAACTTTTTGCACTTCAAGAGAAGATGGAATATTTGAAGAGTCATTATCTCTTGTAAAAAAAATTTTGGTTTGCCCTAATTCAACATAAGAATGACTAGCAGTGATTATTCCAGTTGCAGGTGTAGTTGGGCTATTAAATACCTTAAAATATATATTATTGCCATCAACTAAAACTCTTTGTTTAACATTGTAATCACTCTGATTGGCACCAGATATTTTAATAAAAGAACCATCAGTTAAAATATGTCCAGATGATACAGCAGTTGCTATATTCCCATTTCTAGTTAATGATGAAATAGAAATAGTAGAAGTGGTATCAGATGGGCTAAATACCCAAACTCTAGTAACGCCAGAAATCTTTTTAGCTTGTGTTATAATTTCATTCTCATTAAAATGAGATACTGGCTTTTGTGTTCTAAATAATAATCTATCTCTATAAGATTCATAATCTTCTATATCAGTTCCATTTGATAATTCGTTATTATCAACAAAAACATTACTATCAATATTAGGAATGGTATTAGTAGTGATTAATTTAGCACCTGCAATCTGATTAGTATTTGAACCCGTTGTTGTTGATTTAATAGCAACTTTTGCACTTTTCCATTGAACAACAATAGTTCCAGTTGGCGAACCAGCAGTTCCAGCTTTTTCAAAAGTAAAAGTATTATCATTTGAAACAACAATAGGTTGATTTGTTACATTAAAATCATCAGGGGTGGCACCAGTTATGGAGTCTATTACAAATCCACTAGCTAAATTATGAGAGTTAGAAAATGACACAGTAACAATACTTCCAGTCCTTGAAATTGAGGAAGGATTTATTTGACTTAATCCAATTGTAGCATCAGTTTGAGTTTGATAGGTTATACCATTTGCAGATTGTAATTGTGTTCCTATTGGAATAACAGTTCCAACTACTCCTTTAAAAACTATATTTCCTTCTGCTTGAGTAGCTAAGTTTAAGGGTAATCCTAAATCATTTCCATGTTGTATTAAATAATTATCATCAGCAGTTGTAATAAAACATTGTTTAAATTGTTGAACTGATTTTCTATAAACATCAAATATTCTTGAACCAATACTTGCTAATAATGTTTTGTTTAAATCAACTTTAAGAAAATCACCATTAGTCGCAATACTAACATCTGCAACTAATTTATCAACCACTTCTTTTCTTGTGTCTGGTGTGTTAAACTCCGCCATTATAACTTAAATATTGTAAATTTTTTAAATCAACATTATTGCCATTTTGGTCAATAATTGTTATTTGAATTTGAAGACTTCCTTTACTAAAATCAATATCTTCAATTTCAATTATTTCAATTTGATTTCCAATAATATTAACAAAATCAACATTAATTTCACTTACAAGGTTATCAGTTAATAACCATTCTAAACTACTTTCAATATAACTTTGAAATAAAATTGCAGTTTCATTATCTAACTTAGATTGCTCTAAAGTCCAAATTAAACTTCCTTGTTCAAAGCCATCAGTATGTAAAATAAGATTACCATACCAACCACCTCTTTTTTGAGGAATGTCGATTGATTCATCTCTTTGATTACAATACAAAGACATTATAATAGCATTGTAAAGAGAATTGCCTTGATTAAAGTCTAAATCCCATAAAGTAGTTTCACCAACTTTAAATTCTTTTAAACCCATCGTCATACAACTCCTCCACTTACTCCTGGACCAGTAGTTACCCCACTATGAGTATGAGATAAAAATTGTTTTCCAGCTATTGTTGTTGCATTGCCGCTTAGTGTCGAATTTCCACTAACTTCTAAATTACCAGTTATTTTAACATTCCCAGTAATTTCAATGCCATTAGAATTGATTTTGATTGTATTAGAATTTGAAACAATGTCAATATCAGAATTAGCTTTAAAAAGCACGAAACTTGTAGGATTTGCATATATACAAACCTCACCTTCATTAATTGGATTTGCATTTTCTCCATCAAAAGCGAAAGCATAAAAATCATCTTCTTTTAATGGTGGATTTACAACTAAACAATAAGTGCCTATACTTGGATAAGTATTAGTTTTAGATTGATTTATTAAAATAACATCATCAATTTCAACATTTGATGGGGATAATAATATTTTTAACAAAATAAGATTATCTTCTGTATAAACACTTGTTATTTTACCCCAAACTATAGTGTTCTTTAATTTTATTAATTCATTTACTATTTCTCTGTTCATAATATTTTTGCCTCTTTATTTTTTACTTTTTTTAAACCTCTTATTCTTTCAGTTATTGGCTCAAATAATGAGTCAGTATAAGCATATTTATCAACTAGCTCTAAATTACTAATAGTCCCATCATCAATTGATTTACTGTAATTAATAGATTTGATTAAGTAAGTTCCATAAACTCTTCTTCTTTCGTCCCAAACATCAACTAAATTATTAACTTGCCATAATGGGTTACTAGAAATATTTTCATTAAGATTTTGTCTAAAACCATAAACTACACAACTATAACTAAAAGATTGAGTTTTTTTAACATTAGCCTCCCATTTAGCTCTAGCTACTGCTTTCCTAGTAGATGTCATAGACATATGATGATAATGTATCCTTGTTTCTCTAACTTCACTATCTATAGTTTCAGCTTGAGTATTTATAAAAGAACCAAAGTTTTTTCTTCTTACTTTAGTAACAAAAACTCTATCACTTGTTAATGGTATTGGTTCAATCATTTCATCAGCACCATCGCCATTACCAGCCGTTGACTTTACAATATATTTATTAAATCTATGAGTCCAATCTCTATCAATGCTTGATGATTTGATATTATTTTCCTTACCACCAATAATTCTTTGCAAGATAGTATTGCAACTTTTTGAGCCAATTTCATTTATTATAAGATTACTATAACCATCAGTAGTTAATATTAAACCTCTTTTATCAGCACATCTTTTAATTATCTCAAAAGCTGAATCACCATCTCTATGGGAAATATCATCTTCCGAACCTAATTTATCAATTATTCCATAATTATTTATTATTGATACTTCATTTGCTTTGTAATTGTTAAATTTGTTAAATGGAACAACTTTAAAATTAATGGCTTCTAAAACATTTTTACAAAGGGTCATAAAGTCAATTGGTGGTTTATATATCTTAGCACCAACTTTACTATCAATTAAATCACAAAGCCTATCTCTTCCACTAATTTTAATTAAATTACCATTATTACTATCTGATTCTTTTATTCTTTCAATAAATCCATCAATTAATGGTTCATTATCAATTTTAATTTCAATTCTATCTCCCTGATTTATAATTTCATCTTCTGGAACCGAGACTAATAATTCAAAAACATTAACTAAAGATTCAAGATTTATAGTAATATTATAATCCTCAAAAGATGTATAAGTTTTATCATTAATTGTTGCAGTAATAATATTTATACTCATTTTATAAGAAAATGTTAATTTTACCTTTTAAGGTAGCTCCGTCCTCAGGATTATTCAAATCAATAATATTTTGATATTGTGTTGAGGTTTCAGAACCATAATATTGATAAGCTAAAACAACTGCTGGAACTGATTGAGTAAGTTCAATTGTTCTAACATTAGGTAATTTTAATTTTAGACTATTTAATAATTTAATATTTTGTATCCTAGCATTTTCAATATATGAATAAAGCTCATCATTGATTTTTGCCTGGTTAAATTCATTATACATTTTATCTAATCTTTTAATCATAGAATCAATTTGCTCTTGATTAGTATATTCAATTTGTGAAGATGCTTGTAGTGCATTTGATAGGCTTGCAACTTTAGTATATGTTGCAATTGCATTTATAGATTTATTAGAAGAGAACTGAACTGAATTAAATATTTGTTCAGAGTTTTTAACATTTGAAGAAAAATTATCAAAAGCATTTAAAACACTTGAAAAAATATTATTAAATTTTTCAATTAATTGACCAGGTAATCTCATTAAATTATTAAGAGAATTTTGTAATTCATTAATATCTGCAATAACTCCAGCAACTTCATCAGCTATACCATTTCCAAAAGAAATAACTTCATTAATTGTATTTGTTACTTCATCTATTCCATCTCTTACTTCATTATAAGTTTCAGCTAAATCATTAGCTCCTTCAATAACATTTTTTAATAAATCAGCATTTTTCTTGCCAATTAAATCATAAAATTTATTTAATAAACTTTTTTCATTATTAACACCCTCAGGAAATTTATTTTTATCACTTTCAGCAAATGTAACTTGATATTCGATTCTACCAATTTGACTTTGAATTTGCTCATTAGTTAGTTGGCATTTAACAACAACAACCTTCTTTTTTCCTTCTGTTGGGTGGGTTAAAGTTCCTAAACCTTTTTGGCTCATAACCTCTTCAAACTTTTTCTTATTTCTTTTATAAGAAGAGCCTGTTTGATTATTAGCTTCAATAAAAATATTTAAAACATAAATAGGTGCAATTTCACCAATATCTTCAACATATCTTGATTTAATTGAGTCAGGATATTCGTGAGTAATTGTTCTTCTTCCTAACTCTGGTTTTTGTGCTATTTCACAAAAGAAATCAGCACTTTTACCATTGCAAGTAAATTTAGCTCTATACCAATAAGAATTAATAGCCACCAACACCTCCAACTTTCAAATTGTTTCCCATATCAAAAGTAAAATCAAGATAAGTATTTGGGCTTTTATTAGTTTTAGCCGGTGTCATTTTAAAGCCATTTGGTAAATCACCTTCTATTTTTAAAACTAATTCAATTTGTTGTTTTGGTAATATTGGGGTTTGTTGTAAAATCATATCCATTACATTACCTGAATTATAATTTTGTTTCATAAAATCTTTATATGATATACTTTTTCTATTCCAAATCTTATCAAATTCTTTTCTTTCGTTATAAAAACGAGTAGCAAAGATTTTTTCACCAAAACTTCTTTCATCTTCTGGTAAATTTTCAGCTCTGTCCTTAGCTCCTTTATATAAATCATAACCAATTGTTCCAAGTGCTAAAGTTCCTCCAGCTAATAAACCAGGTAATCCACCAGTAATAGTTTTACCAAATAATGCGGCTCCATATTTAATAGCATATTTAGTAGCTAATCCTACTGCGGCTGAAGTTCCAAGTGTTGTTCCTAGTTTCATAGATACACCAGCAGTTTTCTCGCCAATAGTCTTATTTGGGTCAGCTACAATATTATTATAATAATCAATATTACCTTCATTATCTTTCATGCCTTTTATAGCAAGTTGTAATCCTTGATTAATTGTTCTTGCAAATAAAGAAAATGCCGGAACTGCTTTTTTAGTTGTTAGGTCTGACATTTCAGTAATTGAAGAGCCTAATCTACCAAATTCAGAAGATAAACTTTTTAATTTATCATCTAATCTTTCGCCAAACATTTGTTCATTTGCTTGTTTTAGATATGGCATAACACCAGCACCCAAAAGACCATCTTTCATTAAAGCAATAACATCCCTTTCTTTATTTATCTTTCCTCTATATTGTGCATATTTATGAGAATTAACGGGGTCATTTATTGCCATATTAGTAGCTAATAATAATGACTTATAAAATCCCGGAACTTGTTCATTAATTTGTTGATTAACTTCTTCTGAATAAACTTGTCCTTTACTTAACACTTGGCTAAAACCAACCATTAGATTTGAAGTTTGAGAAGGATTTAAACCATACAAAGCAGAATATAAAGCTCCAGCCTCAGTAACAGCTCTAATTTTATCTAAAGACATTGCATCTTTTCCACCAGCACCAAGCATTCTTCTATGCTCTGGAGCAATAGCTCTAATATCAACGCCAAATCTTTGAGACAAACCATATAAATACTCAACCTCTTTATTAGCATTTATAATATCTTGTTCTTTAGTTTGTCCAGGATTATATTTGGAGGCTAGAATTGCTTTTATTGAATTTCTTAATGAATCCAATTCTTTCATAGTATCAAAGGTTTTTCCCGGTGCTTCTTGTAATGTAGATGCAACTTTATAAGCTCCTAAGTATCTAAAAGCTCTTTTAGATGTTCCAATAAAACTACTTCTATCAGCTCTTTCCCTAGCTTTTCTTTCCATTTCATTTTGTCTTTCAATTTCTCTTTGTGTTCTTTTAGCTTCTCTTTTAGCTTCTTTATCAGCTCTTAAAATTTCTGGGTCAATAATAGTTTCGGCAAAAGGTTTTGAACCTGTTCTTTGTAAATTGCTATACATTCCAGCATTAAAACCAGTAATTTTACTAGTTCGGCTTATACCAATTACATTTCCTCTTAAATCAGTTCTATATTTTATAGCTGAAAAAGGAGCATTTGCCTCAGCTTTAATGTTTCTTTGAACTTCTCTATTAAATTTTTTCTCTAAATTTTCTCTTTCTTTTGCCGACCTTCGATGAATTTTATCTTGTTCAGTCCTGAATTTAATATTATCTTTTTTCTCTTGTTTTATTTTATCTGATAAAGTTTTAGCATATTCTTTATTATGTTTTCTAGCTATATCCAATGATTCATTTCTAATATCAATTTCTTTTTTTGTTTGTTGTGCAACTAATTTAGCGCTTTCTTTATTCATTCTTTCATTTTGGGCAAACATTGCATTCATTTGAGCTTGCTTTGATGATAGTGATATTGATGAACCATAGGCTTCTTTATAAGCTAATTCTTGTTGTCTAAGTTTTTGACTAGCTGTTAATGGTTTTCTTATTTTATCAAAAGCTAAATCCCTAGATGTAAGAGATGGAGAGCTATTAATTTCTTTAATAGTTTTTAAATTTTGTCTTTGAAGCACTTGTTGCCTTAAATCAGTTTTTCTAGCTTCTGCATCAATTCTTTTTAATTCCGCTATTGGTTGTCTACCAATAGTTGATTTAAATTGTTCATAAGTCATAGTTCCAGTAGTATATTTACTACTAGCGCCTTGATACTTTTGAACTCCAGTTATTTTACCAGTTAAATCAGTTGTATAGCTTAAAGGAGTTAATCTACTTTTTGAGGTTTTTCGATTTAAGTCATCAATTTCATTACCTAAATCATCTATTTCTTTTTTAGCTTTTTTGGCACTTTTAGCAACTTGTTCTAATTTAGGTGATAGGTTATCTATCGTTTCAATTGTAAATTTAGGGCCTGAAGAGTTTATGTTTGCCATTTTTATTTATCTTATTTTTTAATTCTACAATTTTTTGTTCTTGCAAAATTCTTGCATTCTCTTTTGTATAATAATTATTAGCAATTTCAATCCATTGCCTAAATTCATTAAGACTAAAATTAATAATATCATTATAAGTAAATATATTTTTATTTCTATATAAGAAATCAAATATTAATTCTTTAATATCTCTTATAAATTTATCATAAAAATCATATTTATCTTGCCAATTAACAAAAAACCCAAATTTTATTATTTGTTTTAATTGTTCGTTTGTAAAATTGGCTGTGTTGATAAAAAAGCGTCTATATAAAGAGTATGCAAAGCGTAAGCTAAAGCTGTTGGAATAGAAGTTATTGATAACTTTTCATTTATATCTTGTGGCTTAATATATTTATTTTCAATTAAAAATTCAAATTCTGCTCCAGCAATATCTTCTTTGCCTTTTCCTGCTTTTTGTAGACTTTCCATAGATGTTATTGGCAAACCAACCATTTCAATTTGTTTAACAATCTGATTAGGATTATTATTAATTTTAATCTCACAACCATCAGGAATATCAACTATAATACTTTTTTTATATGAATAATTAGGATTAATTTTAATATTTGACATATTTATTATGATTTAGTTAAAATAGATGGATTAGTTTGAAATACAAAACTAACTGAACCATCAGGGCTATGAGTTTGCTCTAAATCATTCATAAGAAAACATTTAGTATGTTGTTCATCAACACCACCAGACTCAGATAAAATATCAATTTGACAACCTCCAGTAGAGTTTTGTTGTTTTATTTTTCTAAATAATAGAGCTGGGTTTTGTTCACTTCCAGCTATATCATAATTTGCTACTGTAAAAGAAACAGAACCAATTTTAGTAGTTTGGTCTTCCGATATTCTATTCTCTGTTAAACTTCCATTAACTACTGGTCTTGAAACAGTTTGTCCCAATCCTGCAACACTAGTTAAAGAGTTGCCGTCAATCCAAACATCTTTTCCGTCTATTTTAACTTTTTTAATATTTGTAGTCATATAAATTAATTTTTTGGAGTTATTACAAAGTCAGCTCTTTCGAATTGACCCATATTGAAGAATGAATATGAACCACTTATTTTTCCAGATGTAGTATCTATATTCAAAACAATACTTTTTAAGAAATCAGTTAGTTTTCCAGGCTGAACAATTCCAAGTTCTCCAAGTTCTTGATAAAGACCAGACATATAATTTCTAAAGCCTTGAACATCAATATATTTATTATCAGGAATATTAGGAGTAGCTCCATTAGTCAATCCTGCTTGCGCCCAATCTTTTTTAATTCTTTTTTGGAAGTAAGCCTTAACATATCTTGAAGTATGAACTTTATTTAAGTTATAATAGGTGTTTCCATCAGCACTTTCAGTGGCTTTTTTGAAACAAGTCATATAATTAATTTCTGTCAAGGTATAAGTTCCGGTATCATCAATACCATAAGTTGAACCACCTAAATCATTAATAGCTTTTCTTTCAATTGTTGTCCAGTTGTATTTTTGTCTAATAACTGGTAAATGGTAAAGAATATTATTTGCATAAGGAATACCTAGTTTATCAATCCCACCACGAATATTGCCACCTAACATATATTTTTCAATAGCAGAATCTGGAAATGCTCTCAAAGTGTTAATGGCAATTCTATATGCAGTTAAAAATAAAGGATTAACTGGTTTTGATGCTCCTTTATGATTAGATTCATTTGCTAGTTTAATACAACCTTTTTGAATTGTTTTGGTATTTAAAGTATTAATCGCTAGAGATGAAGTAATATTAGCATAAGTATCAACATCATCAAAATGCCCAATAGATTCAATAGCCATATCTGGAGTATTCCATTTAGCATCAAGATGAGATTTTACAACAGATAAGAATGCTTTAGGGAAAATTAAATCATATTGAACTTCATTAATTTTATCTAAAGTGTTTGTAATAACTGGGTCAGTTGCTCCACCTGAAAAAGCTGTAATAGTATAGGTAACACCTGATACAAAACCATCAATAGCGATAGTTGACATATTCATTGAAGTTCCTTTATTTTTAGCTGTAAAGGTTACTGTTCCACTAGAATTAGATGCTGTTACTGCTGAATCTTTGTTTGCAGTAATTTTAGCAACTAATTCATCTCCAATAGAAGTAGCGGTTGAAGTGGTTAAAACATTGATAGTATATTTATCAAAAATTCCATCGCATACAATAATATCAAGAATACCAATTTTCGGATTAGATACTGTAAAAGCGATAGAACCTGTTGCAGCAACACCAGAAGCATTATCAGAAATAGGAATAATTGATAATGGAGTATAAATATCAACCATTTTAAAAGCCTTAACAGAAGAGCAGGCTTGTGAACCAGCTCCCAAAAGGGCTTCCCAATCCTCAAAATTATTGTTTAATTCATAAAGATTTCCTGAGGTAAAAGCTGCACCTAAACCTTGTGCAATAATTAAAGGTTTAACCGTATCAGCTTTATATGCTGGATTTTCTGGTTTTAATGTTTGATTAACAAAAGGATTTGTAGTCATAATTATTTATTTTTAGGTTTTATAATTTTTAGATTATTGTTATAATCATTAAATTTAATTTGCTCTGCCCAGAATGAATCTATGACATTACCATACTCATCAGCATCTAAATCTAAAGTATGACCAATTGGCAAAAATTTTTTAGAATATGGACAATATAATTCTTTTAATATTTCTAATTTAATTTTCATAAAAAGTATTTGATTTATTAATTTTTATTATTATTATGATTTTTAATTAAGTGTCAATAATATAGTTTAGTTTAAAATTAAGTAATGTTAAGTCAAATAGAGTTAGATTCATTAGTAGAAAAAGGGTTTTTAGATTCTTACAAAACCAATTTTAGAAACTTTTATAAGAATGTTGGATTTAATGCTATTTTTCCCGGCAAAACTTTAATTGAAACTTATGTAACTGATTATCTTTGTGAGGTTTGTGAAGCTAGTTTTTATAGAGAAAAAGAATATAGAAAAGTTATTATTAATATTCCACCAGGTTTAATGAAATCAACAATTATATCAGGAGCTTTACCAGCTTGGGTTTTAGGGAATAGACCTCAAGAAAGAATATTTGGTATTTCAAATACTGACGAATTAGTAAAAAGAAATATAGATTGGACGAAACTAGTTATTGAAAATAATGAATTTAAAAAAATATTTCCAACTTTTGAATTAAAAAAAGATACACAAACTCATATTCAAACTTATTTTGGTGGGGAAAGGAAGGGTTTTTCTACTCTTGGAGGTATAACAGGTGAAAGATGTGATTTAATGCTTGTTGATGATTATATGAATACTAAAATGCTTTTAAGTGATGCAGAGAGAACAAGAGCATTAACACTATGGGCAGAAGGTTTTGAGTCAAGAATTGATTCAAATGGTTGTATTATAATAATTGAACAGAGATTAGACCCAAGAGATTTAACTGGATATATTTTAAGGACAAGAAAAGATGAATATACTCATATTAAGATTCCAGCATACTTTGAAGAGAAAAAGTATTATTATATCGAATATAATAGAAAATTAAATAATAATAAATCAGAAAAAATAAAATTTGAAATGACTTTTAATGAAGGTGATTTATTATCCCCTGAGATTATTACACAAAAAAAAATTAATGATTTAAAAAATAGAATTATCGATTCTGAGACTGGTATTGCAAATGGTAAATTTGTATTTTATGCCCAATATCTTCAAGACCCAATAAGTAAAGATGGTAATTTAGTTCAAATTGATTGGTTTCTTACTTCAAGATTAATAGATTTTGAAACAATGATATTTGATTATATTATTGTTTCAGTTGACTCAGCTCAAAAAGCACAACAAATAAATGACCCATCTTGTTTTCATAAGTATGGGATTATTAAAAATAAACCATATTTAATAGATAGATATTCAGAAAGAAAATTATATCCTGAAACTAAAGAAAATTTAATTAACTTTTTAAATAATGGACACAAAGCAAACTTCTGTTTAATTGAAGATAAAAACACTGGTTCTTCATTATTACAAGAATTAAAAGATGAATCGAAATGTTCATTTGTAAGATTTGTCCCTATTGAACCTGGTATAACTTCAAAAGAATTAAGATTTTCAACAGCTACTGGTTATATGTCAAAAGGGATATATGTTCCAAAAGATGCTCCTTGGTATCCTGAGTTTGAATCACAAATGATTAGATTTCCAAAAGCTCCTCACGATGATGATGCTGATGCTTGTGCACAATTTTGTAATTATATGACTAAAGCAAATTTTTTTAATAATATTGATAATTTAATATTTTCAATTTAACTTTCCATTAACATTTAATAAAGAATTTGCAAGGAAATCAAATTCTCTAAGGGCTAAAACATCAACTTCATTTAACATATCATCATTAGTCAAATAAATAGTTGTCTCAAAGTTATAAGCATAACACATTAAACCATTTTCTTCGAAAACAACTCCATCACTTGTTGGGGTTATTCTAGTATGTGATGTTTGTTTTAATTGAGATGATGGAGAAAATCCTCCTATTGATTTAAGTATTGGAGCAAAATAATCTAAGCATTTATCTTTAACATAAGCATTAGTATATTGGTCATTTTCATAATTAAGTGGATAAAATATATATAAACTTAATGGAGTTATTGATAATAACTTTAATCTTTGATTATTTAATAATTGATTACTAACATCAGTATTATTATTTGGGTCTTTGCCAATTAATCTTTCATTGACAACAACTGCTAGAGCTGGTTTATAGGTTGAATCTTCTGAGGTTGCAAAATTTTCATATAATTGTTTGGCATCAGCAAGACTAGAAGCACCATAAATTCTTGGAGCAACTTTTACTTTACCACCATAACCAATTGTTCCTATACTATCATTATTAATAAATGTAAATTCATGACTATGTGTGCTAGTTACTAATTTATATCCATTAAAACCACCATTGATTAATTTTTTTATTCTTGGAGTTCCAGTTGCGGGAGTTATTGCAGTTTGGTCAACTTCAAAGAAAATTAATTTTTGAGTTGGTTTTAGATAAATATATTTAATATCTTTAGAATTAGTAATTCCTCTACCATTTGTTATTATAAAAGTATTAGCATTTGTTATAGAACTTATTGATTTTTCAACTTCTAATGAATTATAATTGCTATCATATAAGTGAATTTTATAATCTTGATTAACAATAAAGGGATTAGCTTGACTAGTAGTAATTGTGATTTGGTTAGTAGCTTGATTCACTGAAAAACTAGCAACTTCAAAAACAATATTGTCAGAATATATTTTTTTGATACCATTATATTTGGTGTCTGTTGCACCATCAATTTCTATTTCTTTGTCTTTTGGATAAATAAAATTATGTGGGTCAGTAGTAAGTGCAATTGCAATATTACTATATCTTCTTAAAGATATAATTGTATTTGCATATTTAACATCACTAATTAATACACCACTGCCATTTTGAACGTGCGAAACTTGGTCAGTCTCAATAGTAACAATATTTCCAGCTTTTGTTGTTGAAACAATATTATAGGTATCATTAAAAACACCATCAAGGTATTTTGGTAGGACTGCTTTTAATTGATTGACCAATTCTATTGTTTTCATTTTATAAACCTAAATCTTTTTCTAGAGAAATTAAACCATTATTTAAATCAATGGTATTGTAATAGGCTTCCTGTGCAAAAGCGTCAATAACTATAACTGCTTTTCTTAAACATTCAAGTTTTTCTTTATCATTTACTTTGTTAAATTTTTGTATACATTGAGAAACTTCTTTTCTCCATTTGTGATGATTTTCTTCTTTTTTAGCAAAAGAATTTAATGGCAATAAAATTAAAATAATAAACAAGATATATTTCATAATTTTTTTAATGATTGATTAATAGATGCTATAATTTTATTTCTAATAGCTAATTTATTTTGTCTCAATGGTCGTGAGATATTATTTCTTGGAGCAATTTTTTTACCTAATGAGTTTGTGCCCCCAAATTCTTGAGTAGTAGCATAAGGAGCTATCTTTGCATCTGCACCAATAATTTGACTATTAGCCCCTGATGATTGTGTATAGATAGATTTATGTAATTTACCATCATATATTGCAGAACTTTCT